CCTAGGGTTTGGTGTCGAGCTAATCAACCCATATGTTGTAGAAGAGAACAACACGTTACGCATTGCAAGACAAGTACCTAATAGGAGTAAGTCATAAGTAGATAATCATTCTATAGGTCGTTAAGGCGGTCTATGTGATGAACATTTATATTAAATCAACCAATGGAAATATATTATTATGAACAATGCACTATTTTTATCTTTACCAGTTAGCACCCAATCAGAAGTTAAAAGCATTTTATCTGCATATAATGATTGTTCAATAGAAAAAACAAAATCGGGTGAATATAAAGTTATTATTTGTGTTGCTATCCATTGCGGCGAATACAACGAGCAGTTAGGCAGTATAAACAAAAATGATATATTTACCGCTGATGAACAAATAATAAACTATGTTAAAAGCTTTAGAGATTACCCAATACAGTATAAAGGTAAAAAAGATTATATCTTACTACAAGGTGATTGGACTAATGCAGTAATGATTGATGGTAATGTTATAATTAATTAAACAACTATTAAGTGTTGACAAGTATCTAAAGGTAGTCTAGTATTATGGTTATCAAAACAACTTACAGACATTAACAAAATGATTAAATTTAAAAGAGAAGACAGATATATAGTAATAAAAATAGCAGACCGCGAGAAGTATCTAAGCGACGATGAAAAAATACAATTGGCACTTTTGACCAGTAAGATTTGCGAGGGAAGGTTTAACGAAGGTAAAGATCAGATAGATTGTGTAATAGCTAAAAAGGGAACTCCTGAATATGAAATTGTTTGGGGTATGATTGAAGATAGAGTTATTTAACAACTTCGCAAGACCAGTGTCATTAAAAATATGGCATTACCTTGATACCAAGTTAAACACAGCTAGCTAATCTCGTTATATACGTAATAAGGAATATTGAACATGTGCGAATTTAAAAATCACCCCATGGCAGCACCAACGTTTTATTTTGCTGTATTTACAGTTATGGCAGTGATGGCAGCTTTTAGCGCACAGTGTTCGTTTGGAGTATTTTTTTAAAGATTCACCACAAAGCGCACGCGAACAGTTAACCTAATCAGTTGACGAACAATATATAAGTGGCTGTACAGCCTACAGTCGATTACAGAGGGCATATCATGAATGACTAACTAACCAGGCGAAAGATAAAACATATCCCTAAACCCCTTCATTGGGGTTTTCGGGTAGAAACTATAAACTAGGAATTAAATTGTCGAATTCAAGCGAAGAAGATAGAAAGGGGGCAAGCCTGCCAGTATTGGCGATAGGAATAATTCTACTCACATATTCCGGCTTTGCAGCTTCACATTTTTTTAACGGCCAGTGGTATTGTATTCCTACGGTCATAACTATAATTTTCGCAATAATACTGCACGTATTAATGGCGATAAACACAATTTTATTAACTGTCAAAACAACTATAGCGGAGATAAATAAACATGAAAATCTTAAACGAAAAAATTGTAGGTAGTAATGGCTCTAATCGTAAAATGCCATTTTATTTTTGGCTTGTAATCGCTGTAATTCAGATTTGTACAATAGTGCTAATCAATACGCTTACTGTCCTTAGCTATGCAAGGGCTGACACGTTTGATTTTGGCGAGTTAAAACCTTACGCGTCCGTTGCTGTAGGCTATGAGTTTGACACAGAATATGGAACTATGGGTGACGGTAGCGAGTACAAAGATCCGATATCAGCAAATTTCGAGGTAGGTGTTGAAAAAGATAAGTGCTTTAATAATGTTCGCATACAATGCAGTTTTGGCCTGGCTCATGATAGTCATTACAGGACAGGCTTTCCATTTAACGGAGCGCCGGAGCCAAAAACAAACAGGCTATTTTACAAAGTAAAGTATTACTTCTAAAGTATTACTTTTAGTTACCACTAACATAAAGCCTTAATTTAGTTTAGAATGTATTCTTTAACTAAATTAAGGTTTTTTTGATCATGACAATAAACAGATTTACCGGGAATTACCCGGCAACGGCGGCAATCACTTTTGAAAATTTAGGGGGTCGAGTTGCATTGCCTAATGTAAAATACATAGATCTTAGTAAGGTGCATTGCTTTGTTGAGATAGTTTCGCTTGACGTTAACGGCGATCCTATTACGCCGATTGCCGGGTCTTATACTATCCGATATAAGCTTTCAGAATTTGGCGGTTGGCAGCTTGCGGGAACCGTTCCAGCGGGTGAAACTGGCGGATCTTCTTTAGGTACAGATTTAGCTACAGTCACAGCTTTTCAGGCCAGTGCATACGAGCTAGATATCACGCCTGATTCGATAGATACAGGTAGCGTTATAGAATTCAACGTTACATTAATTCAAAGTAATACATAGGGGTTTATAATGGCTACAGTAGGAAACGCTTATAGTTCATCGACAGGCGGCGGCGGTGTCGTCTTACCAGTTGATATGTTGACAGGTGGTTATTATGACTACAACGACGCAGCAACTTCAATTACACCAATAGTAGTGACAGGCGGCGCGGGGCCAATAGTTATGACTAATGATACACTTGGGCCTCAAACATTAAGAGCTTTTGCGCCAGACGGTGCAGGTGATATATGGAATCCATCAACTAACGAGTTTGATTTTTCGGGCGTTTCCGGTACGGGGCTTAGTGTTGGAACAAGGTTGGGAATACGACTCGATATGGAAATCGATACAGCGTCCGTAAACACAGAGGTTAGGGTTGATTTACATTTCGCTGCTGGTTTATTTAAACTGTCCTGGTTAAACCTAACAAATTACAAAACATCAGGCGTGCAACAAGTTACGGCGCATAGTGAATTTCATATAGGTTCGGCATTTGTGCTCGGCAACGGCGCTCAATTCAAAATAGAGGCTGATAAAACTTGCTCAGTGAAGGTTTTAGGCTTTTTTTGCTCAGTAGTAGCCCAGGGGTAAGGATTGTGTTTAACGAAGAAAACCGGGGTTTGTATATTTAACAAATCGAATTTTAATATTAGGTGTTGATATCAATCACCGTAAAATGTACTATTGATTATTGCGGTGATTTATTTGGTGTGGAATGTTTAAAAAATTAGACCTTACAAAGTATGAAAAATATGACTACCCTGAACTTGATCTAAAACCAACCGATCAAGATTGGCGGTGGTGCCATAAATACGCGTATCGGGTTTTATCTGGCAAAATCCTCGCTGGCTTTTGGATCAGGCTTGCATGTAAACGGCATCTTGACGATTTAGAGCGTGATGATATTTATTTCTGCCCTAAAAAAGCGGCTAGCGTCGTCAAGTGGTTTAAGTACATACCGCTAACTGATTCAACCGGGTTTAAATCCACAATACTATTGCCTTGGCAAATATTCTTTGTTTGTAATTTGATCGGTTGGCTTCGTGAAGATCTGATTGAAGATCCGGAAACGGGTGAGGTAATAGAGAGGCTAGGAACATTTACCTATAGAAGATTTGATCGCGCGTTCTGCCTTGTTGGTCGAAAGAATGGTAAAACTACAATAATTGCCGGGTTGATTCTGTACATTATGTATAAGTCGCCTTTTCTTAGGCCACGTGCGTATTCACTAGCTACAAAAATGGGGCAAGCAAAAGAAGTGTGGACAGCCGCTCATTCAATGATCCGCATGTCGCCAATGCTTCGCGGCTTCTTTAAGACAATGACTCATGAAATCCGTATGCCAAAGGTTAACGGAGAATTCACAGCCCTGCCGAATGATTCAAAGACCTTAGATGGTAAAAATCCGCTTGTGGCTAGTCTGGATGAGTGCCACGCGTTAAAAGATGCGAAACTGTATGGCGTTATAGGTTCAGCTTTTGGAGCGCAGGAAGAAGGGATGTTTATTACGATCACCACTGCTGGCTTTGTGCTTGATGGCGTTTGTACCACCTTACACAAAAACGGTAAAATGTGCCTTGATGATATAAATTACCCCAATGTAAAAATGGACAATTACCTTTTTCTTATGTACCAGATCGACAACAAGCGCGACTCTGGAATTGAAGACGATTGGAAGGATGAAAAGACATGGATTAAAGCAAATCCGGGGCTAGGCTACCAACCGAAACGGCACGTACTTAACAAACAATTCAACGAGGCAAAATATTCTCACGAAGAAAAGGCCAACTTTCTAACGAAGCATTGTAATTTATTTGTTTCCGGCGCTGATAAATGGCTCGATATGGATGAAGTTAAAGCATGTAGAAATTACAAACTTAATATTGATGATTACAAAGGCCGTCAATGTTGGGTCGCCATTGATAGGGCGCTTGTTAGTGATATAACTTCAATATGCGCGTTATTTGATAATGATCAAGGTGGTGCCGATTGTTTTTATATTAATATATTACCAGAGAGGGCTTTGAGGGAGGCAAGCGACCAGCTTAAACAAGTATATGTGGAGGCTATAGACTGCGGCGACCTGGTGATCGTAGAGGGCGAGGTGACGAAAAATAAACACATTGCGCCTTACCTTGTTTTCCTTGATGATAGTTTCGATGTACAAATGTTTGGTTATGATCCCTGGCATATGGGTGAACTGGCGTTAGATCTTGAAGATGAAGGGCTTGAAATGGTCGCTATATCTCAAGGTACTGGTAACATGTCGGAACCAGCCAAAAAACTAGAAGAACTAATACTTGAACAAACTTTTACGTACAATAGTAATTTGCTTGAGTTTGGCGCTCAAAATGCTATCATGGGCGTTACTACTATGAACAATGTACGTGTTTATCGAGAGAATTCAAAAACGGAAAAAATAGATCCGATAATAGCGACTATAATTGCATTGTCGTGTGCAAAACTTCAGAAAGTTGAAAAAAACATATATATCGAAAGGGGGTTAGTTTAAATGATATTCAACAAAATAATGAAAGGCATTAGCGATTTTTACGGAATTAAATCGTTTAGTTTTGGCGGCATAAGTTTTGAAAGTTTCGGCCGGGGCAAGTCGGCAGGGGTTAACGTTACGCCCTTAGCTGCAATACAACATGCGTCTGTTTACGCGTGTGTTAGGGATAAGGCGGAATCTATCGGACAATTACCTATCAAGCTATATAGAAGGGGTAAAAATGGCATTGATGAAGAGATAAAAAGCGGTAGAATGTGGCGTATATTTACGCAAAAACCTAATAGCTTCATGACCATGCAGGATTTGGCTGAATCGTATGTAACTAACGCTGAACTTTATGGTAATTATTACATGTTAGATGTTAAGAACGATCTAAATTCGACTATGGAAATATTACCGTTTAGGTATCAAACAAACGTTGGTGTTAACATGGATCAAAACGGCAACGTTTATTACACTTACATAACTAACGATGGGCGTTCGGATGTCTCGCTTGCTGGTGGTGATGTGGCGCATGTAAAATTAAACAGCCTTGATGGTATGAAGGGTTTAAGCGCTATCTCCTGCAATGCTCGATCAATAGGCTTGGCTATCGCTCAAGATGATCACTTGTCTGATGTAATGGAATCGGGCGCAATGCCAACGGGCGTATTAGAAACGACTGAAAAGTTCGGACCTAAAGACAGTCACGCAATCGAAAGGATTCGGCAGGAATTCGATCAAAACTACACAGCAAAAGGAAAAAACAAAAAAACAATATTTTTAGAGCAAGGCTTGAAATATAACGCGTTAACTATGACACCAGCCGATAGCGAATTAATATTACAAAGAAAGTATAGCCGTGAAGAAATATGCGGAATCTTCCGTGTACCACCTCATAGGATCGGCGCAACTGGCGAAAAGAATAGCGGCGACGTTGAGCAGTCAAACAAAGATTATTACGTTAATAAATTAATGCCATTAGTAAAAAAATTTGAAGCGGCATTAAATCAAATGTTGTCTGATGGTTTTTATGTAAAAGTTGACGAACGCGGTTTTATTAGCGGTGATATTGCAAGTCTAACCAAGACAGCAACGGACCTATTTAAAATGGGACATATCTCAATAGATGAATCTCGCGTTATGGTAGGGTTACAACCTTTAGGACCGGAGAAAGGCGGATCGTATCACGCAATGGATACAAACAACATAACGCTAGGCTTATTAACGGACGTTGAAAGGCTTCAGGCTGAACATCGAACGCGCGAAAACTTAGCAACACTAGAAAGCCAAAACAACGGCAACAATCAAGGCCAGGAGGTCAACCAAGATGATTAAAGGCACCAAAAGAAAAGTAGAACAGAAAGCTTTCCTTAATTTCAAATTTGAGATTAAAGAAGATCACAACGAAGGCGACGTAATGACATTTCGCGCTTATGCCAACGTTAAGCACGTAAAAGATCACGCTTGGGATATTTGCGTTGATGGCTGCTATCAAGCCAGCGTTGATAGTCACAAGCTTAATGGTACAATGCCGCGCTTGCTCTGGTCGCATAATGCGCGTGAGTTACCTGTTGGAACCATTACCAATATGGGTGAGGATTCAAAAGGTTTGTGGATTGAGGGCTTTCTTTCAACCACCACGAAAGGCATTGATATTTACAAGCTGCTTAAAAGCAAATCACTAGACTCTTTTTCTATTGGTTACAGTATTGTAAAAGAAGAGTGGAGCGAACACGCTAATGCTAACTTGCTTATTGAAATTCACATAAAAGAAGTATCATTTGTTAATTTTGCTTGCAATGAAATGTCATTGCTGCAAGACGTTAAAAGCGCTTTATTATCCGGCGACACCATATCAAAAGAAAAGCTAACGGCCATACTTTTAGATTACGGTTTGCATGATAGTGTTACAAAGTCTATAACAGACAACTACACGCCCAGTACTGGTGATAAGGAAAGCGCACTGGATAAAGACGAATGTATATTGAAGTCTCTTGAGGGTTGTGATATCGGCGATATCAGCTTTGATCCCTTAGCATTTAAAAGTACAGATATTGATGAATCAATGCTTGACCTGTTAATAGAATAATAGTAAAGTTCAGTTTCTATAGAGGGGTTACTTTACTTTATAGTGGGTAACCTAAAAAATTAATTAATTATAAGGCTTTAAAAATGGACCAAATCCCAGAAAAATTAAACGCAGTTCAATTGCGTGAATTATTAGTAAAAGCACAATCGCATATTGACATGCAAGTAAAGCTAAATGCCGAATTAAAAGCTCAAGTTGACGGTACGACTGAAAAGTTAACCGCTATGGGTACAGTTGTATCAAGCGAAAAATTTGAAGAACTTACGCAGGAAATTTCAGACTTGCGTTCTAAGATGAAAAATCCAGCCTCTGTTATTAATGATGCAGATCAAAAGTTAGCTTTAAAGCAATTCACTATTAAAGCTTATGGTGATTGGTCGCGTCAAGCTCAAAAGCGCGGTGATATAGACCTTCAAAGCTTCATGAAGTCAATGGATGATCAATACAAAGCGTTGAATATTTCTACTGATTCTGAAGGCGGATCTGCTGTTGCTTCTGTTCTTTCAATGGATTTAATAGAGTACGCGATTGAATTGTCGCCTATCCTTGGTCAACTAGGGCAAAAGCAAGGTATTACACGCGATCATACAGAGTTAGTTTTGATCTCTTTTCCTTCAACTGCTGACGGATTAGAAAACGTAGCGGGTACTTCTTTTATTAATGGACCCACTACCACGCAACAATACGCTAAAGTTAAATCTGAAGTGATTAAGGTTGTCGCGTCACCTAAAATTACAGACGAAGCGTTAAAGGGTACAACCTATAATGTATATGCCGATCTAATTCGATTGATTGGTCGTGAAATCACGATTAAATTATCTACCAAAGTGTTATACGGTGATGGTACAGATTTAAACAGTACTGGTATGTTAGCCTCGGCGCGTGTATCTATTGGCGCTGGTGGTGACTCGTTCAAGCCCTCAATGCACGCTAACGTCGGGGAGCGTAGACCACACGGTGTTTTTCCCGTTCTTTCTACTGGTGTATCGGATTCTTTAGGAACTGACTCAGTGGCAATAGCGGATTACTTTATCGCCCTTAAAAATTCTTTGCCGACCATGTACCTTGGCAAAGCTTCATTTCACTTTAACCGAAACACTTTAACCGCAATTGAAAAAGTACGTGATGCTGACGGTCACCCGTTATTTATCGCATCACTGATGGAAGGCGGCGCGCCTAAAATCTTAGGTTATCCCGTAGTGATTGACGATACATTACCCAATATCGCGGCAGGCTCCACGCCCATTATTTTTGGTGATATCGCAAGCGCTTACGCAATGGCTAACGGTGACATTGATTATATGCAAGCTAACCCGTTCAAAGAGCAGGGAGTTACGTATTTTGAATATAGCAAAGAAATTTTTGTTATTATGCAAGCGTCCGACGCAATCGTTTTGTGTGCAATAACAACCGTTACTGAATAACCGATAAGTAACAATCAATAAAAGGGTATAATTAAAAGGCGGCTCTTGTCGCCTTTTCTATTTGGTGAAAATTATGTTTAGTAAAATACAATCGCAAAATACAAATGAAGTCGTAACGCTCCAGGAAGCAAAAAAACAACTTGGCTTACTTGATAGTGAAACTATAGACGACGTATTAATACAAATGTACATAGTAATTGCTTCGGATATTGCACAAAAGTTCACACGGCGACTATTATCGCCTGGCGTTATAGAACTAGTTACGTCAAACGTCAATGCCTTTTTCCTGCCTTACGGTGGCTCTACTGATGAGGTTTTTACAGTGCAAACGGTAGGTGATGATCCTCAAGATGTAGAATTTACTTATGAGCCGATATCTGAAATATTCACTTTTTCAAGTGATGTGGATTTAACGCAAACGGTAAAGATCACCTTCAACGCTGGCTATGCGCCCGGTTTGATCCCGCCTTGTGTCAGGATTGGGGTGTTAATGGCTATAGCTAATTTTTATGAGTTCAGGGAGGATTTTACAGTCGATACAAGACCTACTGAAATACCGTTAACCTCACAACATTATTTAAGCATGGTTAGAGTCCAGGTGGTTTAAATGAGAGCATCCAGGCGAAAGCATTACATAATGTTTCAAACACAAGTTGAAACTAAAAACAGTCACGGCGCGCGCGTTAAATCATACGTTGACGATTTTGATGCCAGGTGTAATTTTAGGATTTTATCAGGTGTTGAAATGGTTAAAAGCAACGTTGATCTTGATAAAGAATACGCATCAATAAGAATGCAGAACAACGAAAATATAACTCTTAATCATTTTGTACTGTACAAAGATAATCTTTTTGATATCATATCAATTAAACCAATGGAGCGCGACAGGGAAGTTATAGTTACAGTTTCGCGGCAAATATCAGGCAATAGGTGATCAAATGAATAGAACAGGATTTTATGATTCTCTTGTAGTTAATGTAGGGGTTAATGTTGAAGTGTTTCCCGACTATGTACCAAACAATGCAGACTATCCGGCAATAGCTTACAGACATATAGCCGGGGGCGCTTCAGTAGGTCAGGACGGCAAACCTTGGGGCTTGTGGGACACTTGGCGGATATCAGTTGTCGGCAAAACTCGCCAAGAATGCGACGTATTACTATTGCAGTTAAACCAACTGGCCGGAACAAAAAACGAACACTTTCAACAATTCAGCTTTTTGTATGAAGGGGATAACGAAAGTATACCAGAAGACAATTACTTTTCATCAACCATTGATTTTAAAACATACGACAGGTGATCAAATGGCTACTGGCAAAATACAATTAACGGGCTTAGATGCGATATTAGAAGAGTTAAACGGTTTAGGTGCCAACATAAAGGAGGCCGCTAAAAAGTCCATTGAATCATCATTAAAGGACATTGAAAACAATATGAAGTCCAATGCCCGCCTAGCGCTTAATAAAGGATATTCGCAGGGTGTAATGGTAAATTCTATTAGTAGCAAGGTTACTATTAACGAAGACGGTCTAATTTTCGCTAGTGTTGGTGTATTTAATATGTCGAATAAAACAGGATCAAGCGGTAGGCGCATGAATGCTGCTGTTTTGGCTTTTTGGCATGAACACGGCGTACAACCGCATTCAACTTCTACCGGGGCAAAAAAGATCGATGAAAGCGGGCAGGGTAAACAGCAACACAGGGGACTTAAACCTACACCTTTTTTATCCTCCGCTTTTGATTCGGGGGCTGTTGCCATACAAGAAGATTTAAAAAAAGCTTTAAATAAGTTAACTTAAAAATAGCTTGCTATATTGGCTATTTTACTTCACTATTCACATAGCAATTAATTAACGGAGTTAAAAAAATGACAGTACTCGCAGCCGGGACTATATTTAGATTCTCGACCAACATACTAATACCAAGCTATTCAGCGGTGCCGGGCGTTCTTGATTTTGGCGCAATCGGTAACGTAGCCGAGGCAAAAGAAAATACAACCCTGTCTGACGTCGAGAAAACGTTCGGCGTTGGAATGGTTGAAACACCTGATCAAACAGTTAAAGGCCAATTTTTATCGCTTACCGTAGATGATCCGGACGGCTTTCAAGATGATTTTCTTGACGCTTGCAAGGCAAGAGTGCCGATGCTGGTTCAGATTGAATACCCGGATAAATTAACGCCAAGCACAGGCACGGGAACCATTGCAGGGTTTGGATATCAACCAATGGGAATGCAGCTTGATCCTGTAAAGGGTGAAGATTGGATGATGTTTACTTGTCCTGGCAAACAATCAAACGTATCGTGGACTAAGCCCACTTAATTGTAGGTTAACCCTATTAAAACCATTTAAAAGGTATATTCCAAAATGACAAATGTTGTTAAAATAGATATAGAAGACACGGCGAATGATAACGAAGTAATCGCGTCGTTTAACCTTCATGAGCTTGACGTTGAAGCTTTTTGCAGGCGTCTTGACATGGTCAATGTTGTAATCAGTCTCGAAGATACAAACGAAAACCTTAAAAATCATTACCTATTGTGTGCGGCTCTGGCTTGCTCTTTGCGTAAAGAAGACGGCGAATTATTATACCCGGAAAAAGACGGTTATAAAGAAGTTGCTAAATTGCCCCACGCACAAGTTAACGTTTTAGTCGTAGTAAACCAACAGGTTAACCCTATGGAGCCAACCTTAGCCGCTAAAAAAAAGAGTTAAGAAACACGCCCCACCTAATGTTAATTAAGTCAATTAGCGAACGAATGCAAATCCCTGTATTTGAAATTATGAGGTGGCCTAGTAGCGAAATATTCTATCAGGCCGCTTTTATTTCTTTTGATATCTGTGGAGACACAGAACAAAGCCTACTAGAAAAATCTAAAAATATCACTGTGGCGGATTCAATCGCCCTGATGAAATCGGAGTTAAATTAAAATGGGTGAATTAAGATCATTAGCCTACACCGTAACCTTTGACGCAAAAGAAGGCGAAAAACAAACAAAAAGTTTCTCGTTAACCATGCAGACAATGGAGCAGGACGCGCAGAAAGCCGAGATTGCAATTGATAAGTTAGCGAAGGAAATCGGCGAAAAGTACAACGAAAAGGTGAGGGTTAGCGTAGACCAAACCAGAGCGGCAAAAAATGAAATAAAAGCCACCGCAAGAGAAGTTGGTCGTGCTGAAAAAGAATACGCGAAACTTTCTCGCGAGTACGTTCACGTAAATAGCCTGATAGGTAAGACAGCCGAGCAACAAGAAATATTAAACGCTCAATTTAGATTAGGCTCCGGTGCCACTCGAAAGCAAAAAGACGACATAGCCGCGTTAATAGTTAAGCATGGTTCGCTAGCAAAGATAATGGGAAAATCTGGTAAGGCTACAAAGGGATTCGGCCGTAATGCTGGTATGGCTGGCGTACAAGTTCAGCAATTTATGGGCCAAATACAAGGCGGTCAAAATGCCTTGTTAGCATTCGGCCAACAATCCGCCGATATTGGTATAGTGTTAGGCGCTCCAATGCTGGGCGCGATAGCTGGTATAAGTGCCTCTATTATTGGAATATTCCTCCCTGCTTTATTTGCTGGTTCCAAAGGTGTTGAAGAATTAACCGAAAAAATGGAAGAGTGGAAAAAAACAATAGGGCTTACCAGGGAGCAAGCCGACTTTTTAATTAATACGGAAGCTGAAACGGGTAAGGCTCGCGCGAATAGTATAGCGAAGTATACCGAAGAAATCGCAAAAATAAAACAGACTATTGCAAATCAAAATATAGCACTTAAAACGTTTGATCTTAGCGCAAAAGCTAGAAAGAAAATGATTGCAGCCCAAACAAAATCAAACGCTGAACTATCAAAGGCGAACGCCCTTAGGCAGTCAGAAGTAAAAGCCATAACCGAGTCAGCTAAAAAGATAGATGTATATAATTCCTCTGTTGGTATGGGTACGGATAAAATAGAAGACAATAAAAAGGCGCTGAAAACTCAAAAGGAAGGTTTAGACAAGTTAATAAAATCACTAGTTATTGAGTCAACTTTAATTACTGGTAGTATCGGGGAAAAGAACAAGGCGAAAGCTATAGATCTGGGGGCTGACAAGGCACAGCTTGATCGGATTGATTTATTATCTAAAATGATACAAAAGCACAAAGACGAACAAAAAGCAATTTCTGGCGCGGCAACTGCTAGGCGTAAGGCTATCGCTCTAGCTAAAAAAGAACTGGAAATACAAGCGAAGTACGATCCGCAAGCAAAGCTAACCATACTTAAAAAACAGTACGATGAAGAAAGAAAGCTATTAAAGGGAAATGTAAAAGCGCTTGAAAAGATAGATAAACAGTATGCCAGGGAAAAACTAAAAGTTAACGGCGATATGTGGGAAAAGGCAGCCGTACAACTTGCTGAAAGCCTGAAAAATAACGATGACTTAATGACTAATTCAATCAGTACATTTACCAGTGGTTTTGGTCAAGCTATGAGTGATGCGATCCTTGAGTCGGACAATTTAGGCGACGCAATGAAAGATCTTTTTAAGGGCGTTACCGGGAATATGATCGCGTTTTTCGCTGAATGGGCGGCGCAAAAATTAATTTTATGGGCGCTTGAAGAAACGATTGGATCGGCCACGCAAGCGGGCGCGGCCGTAACAACTACGGCGAACGCTGAGGCAGGGGTTATGCTTGCAGGAATAAACGCCTATCAATCGGCCGCCGCTATCCCTTACGTTGGATTTACTATTGCGCCAGCCGCCGCCGCTTCTGCTATTGCCACCACACAACCAATGGCCGCCGCCGCTTCTGCTTCTGCATTCGCTGGTGTGTTTGACGCTGGTGGTGATATCGCCAGCGGAAAATACGGGATAGTATCAGAGATTGGGGACGAACTTGTCGGTGGTACGATGGTTTATAACGGTTCGCAATCATCGTTAAACGTAACAGGAAGAGAGGACACAGCCAAGATGATGCAAGGGCAAAGTGTTAGTATAACTATCCAGTCTAGCGGGAATGCAAGCCCTGAAGCTATAGCGAGACAAGTTAACCGAGTATTAAAAAAAGGCGGTAAAGGTACACAAACAGCTATTTATGATGCTACAATGAAAGGACAAAGAAACCGAGGTAACAAAAGGTAAAAAAAATGTTAGATATTTCTAGTATGCCGTGGTCTGAATTTTCAATTAAAGACGTTAGAGTTATGTATATTAGCGATTCACTTTCAAAGCGTCGTACGTTTCGCGATACAGGCGTTCTTCGCTATGAAATTGAATTGACCACGCATGAAATGAAAGACAGGATAGGCAGGGGTGTTAAGGCTAAGTTGTCAAAAGCACACAATCAAGTAATGACTTTCATACACCCTCGAAGGGGATTCACTCAGGGAACAGAGCCACTGTCTAAAATTCAGGTTGTTTCTGCTTTAAAGGGGTCTGACTCTGTTACATTAACGTCTATAGAATCTTGGCAGTTATTGGCCGGAGACTATATTCAAATGCCTAATAGCACAAAAATGTATGAAGTATCTGAAGATACAAGTCTTATTGCTGGTGATCAAGTCGTCGAATTGACAGGGCAGATAATCACTGAAGCGTTAAGCGGCAACATTGCATGTAATAACGTTGCATTTTACCTTGTTTCTGATGGCATTATTGAGTCAAGTGAAGACGCCAGCGAAGATCAAGACATCCAAATAACACTTACATTAGTTGAGAACTTATAGATGATAACACCACCAATTGAAATCGTAGATATATTGAGGAACGGCAACTTTTCTTTTGCCAACTTGTTCACTATTAATTTAGGCGACGCCTACGGGTTAGGTGCCGACTATATTTTACATTACACAGATCACGCTTTTGATATTGATATCGGCGGAAACACATTTACACCAAATAACGCGATCACCAAAGCAAGCGGAATTAGTCGGAAAGCTTCCACTGGCTCTGATTCTGTAGAAATTGAATTTAGTGTTACGGATGCGAACCTAATTGCCGCCATTAATTCAAGAAGGTACATAAATAAACCCACAAAAATAGAGCGTGCAATAATTGTAGATGGTCAAGTTTTTATGAATTACCTGTTACCAATAAGGACTGCATGGGGCATTAATCACACAATAGAAGGTGATCTAAATGATCGATCGATAACTCTTGTGATTGATTCATCATTGGGTAATTTGACGGGGAATAACGGGTGGTACGCTCTGGACTCTTCCCATAAAAAAAGGCACCCCAGCGACAATATAATGCGAAATGTCGGGACAGTAATGACCGAAAAGCAACAAGAAAAATATGTAACTAATTTTTCAGGCTTTATAAACTCAGAAATAAAGCCCCCTGCATTACCTGTAATATACGGCTACAAGAATGTAAATGCCGTCCCTATAGCGCACTTAAAACACAGAAAGTCGCACACTAGTTACAGGCATTACTTCAGCACTACGATCTATTGCATAAGTATAGGCGATTGTGATCATGTTGATTTAGATAATATGCTGGTCGGTGGTGATCGAATAGACTTCACCAAAGTTTCAAATACCCAAACTGATGTTGGTGGGTGGTCTGCTAGAGTTCGAGATCCTTCAGATAACAATACAACTATACTAGGAGATACAGGTCTAAACTTTTTTCTTGAGGGTATGGATGCAGGGGAAAGAAACAGGTTGGCATCTTGCCGGGGCAAAGGGTTAACACTTCTTTTTTTAAAGAATCGTAACCGTGATGATTGGATTGATAAAGCGCCCAAAGTAACCTTACCAGTACGCGGTATAAAAGTATTTGACGATAGGACAGGACAAACCATTTACTCAAGAAACCCAATGTTACAGTACGCAGATTATTTGCGCTCTGTAGATTATGGTGCTGGTAGCCGGGGAATTTCAGTTTCAAGCACAGACAGCGCGACAATTGCAGATCATTTTGATAATTTACCTGACTCTGTAGGCAATCCCGGCATTAATGACATATTCACGGATTTACAAATTGATACAGGCAATTCAATTAGTGATAATTTGAATATATGGATCGATGGCGTTCGGCTTTATACTGCTGACTATTACGGTGAATACTCGTTAAGAGTTGAAACAAAAGAGGCGGTAAGCTGGGACATTTTAGAGGATGATTTGTTTAATGGAACATTTCCAGACTATGAGTCAGGAGAATTTACAGATCGATTAAATCAATTAACATATACCATCAAACAATTAGTTAAGGATAATACGCCCGGCGCAAGCGTTACAGATTTAATCGAAGTGGGGGTCGAAGCAACTTTTCCCGAAGATGGATCAGCAATACATACTGAGTGGCTAGCTGAGGACGGAGGTATACACAACTTTGATTCAAATGAATTAACACACGTCAACAACTTAGAGCAAGGTTTTTATTGGGCTATGGTCGACAGTCGCATTTCCAGAGAACCAAGAGAAATGACTTTAAGCGTTGGCGCTATGGGTTGGTTGTCAGAGGTTGGCGACGTTTATTCCTTCACTTCCGAAGTTATCGATCATAATAAAACACTTTGGCGCGTGGTAGAAGTTACCGAAGACGGCCAGGCTATAGAATTAACATTAAAAGCATACAGCGATACTTTTTACACGCCCGATCCTGATGTGATACCCGAGCCAGTAGCACTAGCACAAACACCAACAAAAGCGCCTTTACTTGCAGTAACCGGGCTTGAAGTCATTGCGATAGATGGCGCTTACTTCCTAAATTGGAACTCTATTGTTGACGCCCGCGCAGAATGGTACGCCGTAGAAGTGATCAGGGATAGCGTTGTTGTTCAAACCAATCAACGACTAACATCACCGCCGTTATTGCTTGAGGATTTACAAGTCGGATCATATGAAGCCAGCGTGACGATAATAGGCACTAAGGATTCCAAAGATGAAGGTATCGAGTCGCTTTTTAATTTTACCATAGCTTTACCAGAGCAGCCAACGCTTACAATAAAGCCTAGATCGCTTACTTGTGAAGTAATCCCAAGCGTAACAAAACGTTTCCTTAATTCGGTATTTGAATTAAAAATAGCAATAGTAAATGATATAAATGTAGATCCGGACGTTAGACAATCAGGCTCGTTTACTCTTGGCGATCTTGATGCTGGTACGCTGTATTATATATGGGTTAGAACTGTTAACTTGATAGGTGAATCGGATTGGACTACGGCAACATTTACCACTGGTCAAGGTGAGGAATATTTCGATATTTTAGACGAAAGGCTTTTGGCTGCAAAAGACTTGCTCGACAATTTGCCTTCTTTTATGACGCAGCAATTCGACTCTATACGTAATATTTTCGGTGACGTCGTAATAACTGACAAAGCAATAAAAGTAGAGGAAGCTTTAGTACAGGAAGGAATTAACAGAACTTTAGAGTTAGATCAAGCTGTGGATGATATGACGATCTTTACTAATGGTAAATTTCCAATTACTGAAACACAAATTAGTGATAATTCAATTAGTGCGCCTAAAATTTTGAGCAACGCAATAATTACTCGACATGTACTGGCTCTGCAAATAGTATCTGATCACTTAGTGTCTGACTCTATAGTGTCGCGTCACGTATCATCGGAAGCGATAGAGGCGGATCATATTAAAGCCCTAGCTATCATAGCCGGAAAGTTAGCCGCTGATTCTGTTGTCTCTGTGAACATAGCGGCTAGTCAAATAAGTTCTTACCATATTCTTGCTAATTCAATTGTTGCAGCTTCAATTGACGTATTAGATCTTTTTGCTCAAAATATTACAGCAAGTGGAACAATTACGGGTGCTGGTCTTGTTGGCGGCACCATTGACGGTACAGAGATCACAGGCGTAACTATCAGCGCTGATGCAACTAGTGCAAGTTCCTGGTTTGCTATAAAAGGAACTGCCTCTACTGTTTCGGGAAACTCTGCGGGTGTTTATGGTAGTTATACAGGCACAGGATTAGGCAAGGGCATTTCAGGGCATGGTGGTTTTGGCTCAGGTTATGGGGGTACATTCTTCGGTGGCGGTTTTGGTATTTCTTCGTCGTGCGGTACAGGTGGGACGGCAATTGAGGCTACAGGCGGCAGTTATGGGTTAACTGTCTCTGCAAACCTTGTGGGCGTTGATGTTGACTCTAATGGTACAGGCGTAAAAGTAATAGCAAGCACCGACGGCATAAATATCACATCTTCAAACGTTGGTGTTAGATCTAGCGGCACTAGCGCAGCATTCTACGCGCAGAGCGGTGGCTATTTGCCATTTACCGGAGCGCATGAGGGCTTGATGTTAAAATCCGCTTTAGTGCCAAAAGTGGGCGATATAGTTTCAAATATAAATACTATTCATGTTGCTGATGTTTCAAATTCATTCTCAAGGATGGGTGTATCATTGCAAAAAGAAGATCGCACAGCACGCGGCGTACTAGTAAGTGTTAGCGAGTTAGACCACAACCAAATGCCAGCCGGACTTGATAAGCCTTACATGAAACGATTTAGTAAGAAGTACCACCTTGTAACTTTCAATGCTCTAGGTGAAGGGGCAATGAATGTCTGCGGTGAAAATGGTGACATTAAAAACGGCGATCTTATTTGTACCAGTTCAATGCCTGGTAAGGGCATGAAACAAAGCGATCAGGAATTCGTTAGAACATTTACATTTGCAAGAGCGCTGCAAGATGTTATATTTAACGGTGAAACTGATGTTAAATATTTAATAGCAGTCGATTACATGAGATAAGGAAGGATTTAAAATGGCTAAACAGTTTTTAATCGGAACAATTACGATTAACGACGGCGACACAATCGGGGCTTTAACGCTCCCGGTTGGCGTAACCGCTTCGTTTATATCCAATGGTTCAAACATATTTATAAACGGGTTAAACCCGGTACAAGCTATAAGCGGTACTGACACAACGTTAACTTTTAACGAACAATGGGCGGGCGGTAACCTTGTTAACGCGCCATTAGTAGCCACGTTTTCAAGCGAGGGATTGGTTGAAGCGGTTCAGCTAGCGTTATTAACTCAGCAACAATTAAATGCAATATTACTAAGTCATGAAGAGTTATTAACATCTACAAACGCAACAGTAAGTGTTGATATAAATGGCACAGCAACGGACTTTACACCATACCAGTATTTATCTGATCAAGTGTTAAGTTTAGTTGCTACAGCGGCGGGAGCTGCTCAAGCATTAAGCGATTTAACAGATGATGTTGATTTACTTCAAATTGATGTTGATGGACTTCAAGCGCAAGTGACAGCCGATCTTAATACTTCAAACGATTACATGCTAAAAGCAGGGGAATACGCTGTCGGTGCAGTTGACACGATAGGATCATTAACAGGCGTTGCCTCTGCTTTGAATTACTCGACATATGCAGAGCAATACACTATCACCCCCGTCGATGTTTTAGGCGCTAATACGGGTGTTTTTTCAACACTTCACTATCACACTAAAGTTAGTGAATATGAAATTTTGGTGAAGGGCTATAGAGATACAACTTTAACGTATAAAGATGCAGCTAACACAAGCGCTATAAATTCAGAATTTAGCAATGTTTCCTCTAGCGGCTTTGCTGATAATTCCAGCGGTTTTGCTGATGATGCCAACGACTCACAAATACTAGCACAGCAATACGCGAACCATCCAGAGGATGTTTTTATTCCTGGTACGACTGAATATAGTGCGAAGCATTGGAAGGAAAAAGCAAGCTTGATCGTTGGTGGATCTGATGCTGATAGTTTGGGTGGCGTTCTTGCTGTTAATTATGCAAGAGTTGATCAAGCGAATACATTCACAGGTGGTACACAAACTTTTGAATCACCTATAGAGGCTTATGCCTTTGTTTCTAAGGAGTCTGATAGTACACACGTACTTGCACCCGAAGATGGTTCTACCAAGTTAACTGGCACAGGTGCAATTCAGATTAAGTTACCTAAGTCTAATACTAATACGATGTTGACAATTGTAATTCAAGTTTATGACTATAATTCAAGTCAGTCATTTGATGTACGAGTAGTTGGTTATACTCATTCCACTGGTTGGTTAAATAGCAAGATAGATGTTGATGGCGCACTTAACTACGTACTATCAAATGTAAGGATTGGTTGGGATGCTTCCGGTGATAACTGCATATGGATCGGTGAACTCGCTAGCGCATGGGCTGACACTACTGTCACTGTTAAAAGCGTGACTGCTTCCTATACTAATTTTGAGTCTGGTTGGGACAAGGATTGGTTAATTAGTTTAAATGCTACTGCGTTTACTACTGTGCATAACGACCACCTGACAGGTAAGCAGATTGAGCGAATAGGCTTGCTAGGTTTTAAAGATGGTATGAATTTTAACAGTATCAGTAGTGCGAGCGTTAGTTTAAATACTGCCACAAACGTTTACTGTAACTTAAACTTTTATAACTCAACTGGTTATCAAGGGGGTTTATGGTCTACAACTAATACTATCGGCATAGTTGACAATAATGAAAAGTGGGTAATTCAAGCTATAACCGATGTTTCAACTAGTTTACGTGTAGCTAACATTGAACGTTTAGTAGCAAATACTGTGGGTGTCGCTGTTAAGGGTGAACTTACCATTCAGGATACATCAGCACAATATACACATACATTAGGTGTCACCTCTGATAAAGATTCGTATTACCAGTCTAGTGATTCTGGACAAAATAGAATGTTCTGGCAAGATGGTTCAGGAAATACGACTGGTAGCATATACGGTAGCGGTGACACATTCGGTCTGCTAGACAACGATCACCTCTGGGCAGTTAGAATTGACAAAGATGTATCAACATCATTGTATGTAAATAATGTTGAACGTTTAGTAGCAAATACTGTGGGCGTAGATGTTAACGGCTCTTTACGGATAAATAGTGCAAACGGTACGCCGTTCGGTCATGTATTTTCTAATGATGGGGGTGCGCTTTCTACTATGAATATCACGTCGCAGAGTTCCACTGCAAACAAGCTTAACTTTTATGCGGGTGCTAATTATGTAGGCTCTTTACTTGGTGAGGCTAGTAGGATCGGTTTATTGGGCGCTGGCGGTGATTGGGGTGTGCGTGTTAATAGTAACTCTAGCACTGAATTATTTTATGATGGAAATGTTAAGCTAGAAACTAAAACAGACGGCGTAGACATAACAGGAACGCTAACTCAGAACGGCGGTGAAGATTTACAAACACAGATAGAAGATGCAACGGCTATTGCTATGCTTGCAGCATTAATGTAAAATTTATCAACAAATAGG